CAACAACAAATTAGTAAATCTAAGGAAGAAAATTTTGAATATAAAAATATATTAAATCAATCTATAATGAGATATAATCAACTATTTTCTTTGAAAAGTACAATCACAATACCTGGAGACTTTTCTTTACATGCAGGGGATGTTGTATTTGTTGATGCTAAAGAATTGTCAGTTTATGATGAAGAAGTAAATAAGGAATATGGTGGGCTATATATTATAGCAGATTTATGTCACTATATTTCCCCAAAAGAAACTTATACTAAGTTAAATCTTGTTAGAGATTCTTTTGGTAGAGTTGGCAATCACACATCTGGCAAAATTCCATTATGAACAATAAAAGTCTTCAACAACACATTAATGATGATATTGATGAACTAGATGATGCTAAAATTAATGCTCAACGTCGTCGTTATTTGAGTGATGAACTCACTTCACTAGAACAATATCAAGCAAATCATCCAGACGTAGATCGTGATCCAACCCCATTTGAATTATATTGTGATTCTCACCCAGATGCTCTTGAATGTAGAATATATGAGGATTAATAAGTGATGGAAGGTGGGTCTTTATTTAATCCTGGATTTTTAGGATCACATTTCTATTGGTGGATAGGGCAGATTGCTGATGATTCCACTTGGAGGGATAATATTGTTCCTGGAAAATTTGAGAGTAAAGATCAAGTTCCTGGATGGGGAAGAAGATATAAAGTCAGAATAATTGGATTGCACGATAAGGAAGAAACTACAATTCCTTCCGATCAACTTCCTTGGGCGCAAGTGATGTATCCAATTACTGCTGGTGGAGGTCAGGCTGCTGCATCAGCAACCCCCAATCTTCGTCAGGGTAATTTTGTTTTTGGGTTCTTTCTTGATGGACAGGACCAACAAGTTCCCGTCATTATGGGTGTTCTTGGAAATAATGCACAGACAGCACTAAGCACTCAAATCGGAACAGATAAAAGTAATTTTTCAGCGACAAGTGGATTTGCTACACCAGCAAATGGAGATAAAGATTTAAATATTAAAGTACCAAAAGAATCTTTAGTTACTGTTAAACCTAAGTCATCAGAGCAATCATCAGAGTGTTCTCCTCCTCCAAATGGAGTTTCTGTAAATCAATTTGGATTAAGATCGGATATTCCTTTATCTAAAGCGCAGTTTCAAGATCAACAAAGAGCAATAATAGAAGCAGAAGCAAGGGTAAATTCTGGACTACTAAGGCAAGAAGATAGAGCATCATTTATACAATCTGAAGTAGCAAAAGGTATTAAAAATAGATGTGAAGAAGCAAATTCTCCGGGGTCTCCGTCTCAATCAGGAGCAACGAGAGAGCAACCTGATAATCCTCATGAATTAAGTGCTGCTGATGTAATCCGCAATGAAAAAATGTTGAGAAAGGTTCCTCTTTCTAGTCCTTGTAAGAAGCAAAAAACGGATTTAAAAAATATACAAATAGTAATAGAAAATCTAACAAAAGACATTAATAAAGTTCAACAAGCAGCAAATAGTTATATTGATGCAGTCTCTACAAATTTAAATGTTTCAAAATTGGAATCTATTTTAGAATCATCTGCTTCTAAAATATCATTTTATATGAAAAGTATATTTGACCAAGTTCGTGGTTATGTTTTAAAACAATTTAATGCTCAAGTTTCTAAAGTTGTGGATAAGTCTTTTCCGAACCAAAGAAATAAAATTTTAAATTTGAAAGAAAAGGGGACTAGCAAACTTTGTTGTCTTTTTAATAAAATTATTGGAAAATTGCCAGGACTTATTTCATCTTTTCTTTCGGGATTATTTAAAGATGATAAAGGAAACTTTAAACCAGTTGCTCCAGTTGAAGGAACTACACCAATAACGCCAATTTGTTCTGTTGAAGAAATAACTGGTAATGTTCTTGGTAATGTTATCGGAGAGATGACACAAGGAATTGATAGTGCTATTAACCCTCTTGGAAATTTTGCAGCAGAATCTCTTGGTTCTTATTCTCAACTTGGTGGAAATATTGGTGATGTTACTAATGTGTTCCCAATTGATTCCTTGCAGAAAAAAGCATCTTCTTATATTGGAGATACTTTAGATCCTGCTGGAGGTTCTATTGGAAATTCTTTAGCAGCTACCACTTCAATTTTAAATCAAAGTTCTTCTATTCTTAGTGGAATCACTGGCAATATAACAAGTGCTTTGGGATTTGTTAATTCTATTATATCTTTCTTTAGTTGCGATGAAAAAGAATCTTGCCCAACTAATGATTATCATACTTTTCAAAGTGGAGGTGGTGCATCTAAAACAATTGAAGAACCTGTTCTTTCTAATATTGCCAAGAATACAAAACAAAATGATACTTTACCTAAGAAATCTAAAGCATTTGCACGCCCTGGAAAAAATGTACGTGATGTATTTGCATAATCTTCATAAATATGACTATATGTGTGGATTAGTGTTTATTTAAATGTCTAAAAATAGCACTTTATTAGGAACTGTAAATAAATCTTCCATAACTGTTGGGTATATAGATCCTAACTTGGGTTATGTTGATAATGTTTCGATAAATGATGCAAATAAATATGCCCAGGGTAATCCAGGAACTATTTTTATTTTTATAGATGGGGATAATACTTTAAAATTTTTAAATATAAATCAAGTAAATTCTTTAAAACCTTCTGATATTGTATCTAAAAAGAATAAATGTGATTCATCACCTAAAAAATGCGGACCACCTATTATAAATTTTTTCGGTGGTGGTGGAATTGGTGCTAGTGCTAATCCCATTATAGGTTCTGATGGTTCTTTACTTGCCGTTGATATCATATCTGGTGGATATGGATATAGATTTCCCCCTAAAGTTGAAGCTTTGGATGATTGCCAATTTGGAAGTGGTGCTGTACTAATATCAAGATTGGGAGAAACTTCAACTTCTTTTCAAAATTTTGATACTGAAGATGATGTAGAAGAATATTCGATAGAGGAAGAGGAAGATGAATCTATAGTAGAGTGGGGAGTGGATGGAGAACCACTTGGAAATTGGAACGCAGATGATTATGATTTTGATATTGAAAATGATCCAATAAGAAATGAAATAGAGAAATTTCAAAGAACTGTTGTAGAAAATCCTTTTTGGACAACCAGAAAAAATAAACCAACTAGAATTACTTCGTTAGACCAGTCATATTCTACTTCATATGATGTAACTTTTCCTAGTTGGAATGAGTTTATGAATACATATGCAATTTCTCCAGTTCCTCCTTCGGATTTCCCTGGAAGTGATTTTGCTGGTAGAATTTTTACCTTTGAGTGGGTCCAAGAGTTTCCTTATGCTGGAAATTATACATTCAATAGTTTGTGTGATAATACCGCAACATTATATCTTGATGATGAATTACTCTCAGAAAGAATTAGCGGATTTAATCAGCCAGTATCATCTATTACTCGATCAGTTTCTGAAGGATTTCATACAATTCGTGTTGATTTACTGAATATACCAGTAGAAGATAATCAACCTACTCAAGTTTCTTCTAAAGTTGATGTTACTTTCAGAATTTATGGTCAAGGAAGAAACTGTGATAAGATGAAAGTTTCTTTTATATCTCAAGATGGTAAAGATAGTTTTACTATAAACGGAGCAGATAGTTCTGGGAAAAGTAGAAAAGATGTTGTTAATCTAAGACCGAACGTAAATTATAAAGTAGTTGTAACATCAATTAGAGGTAAAGTTGAACAGGGAACAATATCTAACGGGTCTAAAAATAAAGAGGGTGGTTTAATAGAATCCAATAAAATTTTTGGTGACCACATTGGATCCGATAACGATAATGATGACGTGCAAATCACTTGCGAGTCTGGTATTTTTAAACCCTCCAATAAAAGAGACAGTGGTGATAGAAGTACTTATGACCTTATTTTTAGGGTAGATTCAAATGCAGTAAGTACATCTTCTCCAAATAAGGTTTCATCAATACAATCTTCAAACAATTATGTTATTCCCAAAATTAGATTTGTTGAAAAGAAGGGTCAATATTATATTGAAGTTGAAGGTGAAGGGACGATAAAAGCAAAAGTTAAAATGGAAGTGAATGATAATCCATTCACTAATGACATTGCTGCGAGTGAAATAGTTCTCCCAACAGATGCAGGAAACGTTTCTTTTAAAAGAACTCTTTTAGGTGAGACAAGAACAATTGATTATTCATTTTTATCGTATAAAGAAAAAGAGACTATAACTAAAAATGTAATTTTCACCGGGGGGAAAAAATATGGACCTATTGAAATTGTTGGGAGTAGTTATAGTCAGAGATTAAACGGATCTAAGAGAATAGATTTACTCGATGCTGATGGAGAAGATGCAAATATTAAATTTGAAATTTTTAGTATTGAACCCATAAAGCAGACTGACATATCTGTAGGTTCTATAATATCTCCAATTTCTTGGAATCAAAACCCTATGGGTATTTCTCTCACTATTGATGCCCCAATACCACCTACACCAAAGGAACCAATGGAAATTGTTTCTAATAAAAGGTGTCCACCAAACCCAATTTGGTCAACTAGATTTCCAAATTCAACAGAGTCTTGGTATCCGGTTCGTTTTACTCAACCAAATACTTGGAGTGAGTTTATGAATAGGTATGCAATTTCTCCAGTTCTTCCTTTAAATGTTCCTGGAAGTGATAAGTCTGGAATAACTTTTTCAAATACTTGGAGTGTTGATATTCCTTTTGATGGATTCTATACTGTAAAAGGTACTGCTGATAATTTTGGAAGAATATTCATTGACGGGAATCAAATAAAAGTATTGGATGGTTTTAACATTAATAAGCCATCTTCTACAAAAATATTTTTATCTGAAGGGTCTCATACTATCACAACTGAAGTAATAAATTATCCTACAAACTTGCCAACTACAATAGATAAAAAAATATTCAGTACCCAAGATTGGAGAAGTCCCAATAAAACAGTTTCTTCTATAGATGTTGTTTTTAAAGTTTATGGTCAAGGTAGAAATTCTGATAAACTGATTGCTACATTTGTTTCAGAAAATCGTAAAGATACTTTTACTATAAGTGGGTCTAAAAGTTCCGGACAAAGTAGAAAAGATATTGTTAATGTTAAACCTGGAGTAAAATATAAAGTTTTTATAACCTCAATTAGAGGTAATGTTGAGCAGGGGACAATATCTAATGGAACAAAAAATAAAGAAGGTGGTCTAATAGAATCCAATAAAATTTTTGGTGACCACATTGGATCTGATAATGATAATGATGATATACAGATAACATCTGAAATTGGTATTTTTAAACCCTTTAATAAAAGAGAAAGTGGTGGTAGAAGTACTTATGACCTTATCTTTTATGTTGAACCAAGTGAAGCATCTTCTGCCAGCGTTACAACTGTGGGCGAAGTTAAATATTCTGGACCACCAATTTTTGCACATAATGATAAAAGATGGAGTGATTTTGTTAATAATTATTCAGTTTCTCCTAGAGTTTTTTCTTCTATTAGCGAACCAGAGTCGCCAGTAGTTGGTAAATATACTTTAACGTGGTCAAACGTAGAATTTCCTGAAGATGGTACTTATAAAATAAATTTCCAGTCCGATAATGAAGGAATATTAAAGATAGGTGGAAAACAAATTGTAAAGGTTTCTGACTTTTCTTCAGTTCCTGTGCAATATACTGCAAATATAACTGCGGGCAAATATGATGTTGTGATAGAACTTGAAAATTTTGAGAGATCTGAAGATGATATTAATAGAAATTCATATCGTTTCTCTCAAAATCCAATGGCAACTGCTTTGTATATTAGTAAAGATATTACTTTTAACAATTCTTCCAACTTTTCTTGGAGTGATAATCCAATGGGAGTTTCTGCTGTTTTAATATCTCCACCTTGTCCTAAAGATATTGGTGGAAGGGGAGTTGTTAAAGATGTGATTGTTGAAGATCCTGGTAATGGATACTTGCCACCAGAACCTATTGGTCAAACATATCCAGTAACTCTTGAATTAACTGATATTATTGTAACTGATCCTGGAATTAATTATAATTGTGGTTTTGATGAAATTAAAATAGTACCAGATAATGGGGCAAAATTATCTTATACCTGTGATTCTTTTGGTAGAATATTAGATGTTACTGTTGTTGAACCTGGAATAGGATTTACTTCATATCCAAATATTTTTATGCAAACACCTACACCAACTCAACCAACGGGTGTTAATGCATCCTTTATTCCTGTTTTTAGTGT